AAGCCGTATAGATGAAATCAATGAGCTTGAGGCAGGTTTGCTCTCAAGTCCTAAGTGGGCAGACGTTAAAGTCCAAGGTGGTCATACTAGAAAAATTGATGACGTGTACGCTCAGTTGGTAGTGATGAAAGAGGCTATAGAGCAGGATACTAAAGAGGTTATTAACAGAAAACTTGAATTAGGTAGAATGATCAACAGGCTTAAAAATCCAAAACATAGAACTATTTTGAGAAAAACTTACATCAATAAGATGTACGTAGATGACATCTGTGATAGCATGGGGGGCATGAGTTCCCCTACTTACTACCGTTTAAAGAAACAGGCAGTAAAGGAGCTTGATATTATTCTTTCGGAATTGATAGTAAATGATAGTAACTGTACAGGCATGAAGTCTAAAATCTGTTAGAATGGTAGTGTCAAGAATTGAAAAGAGAGGTCTCAGAATTTGGTAGATGGTTACCTGAAATCAGGGTGTCGTAAAGGCATTGAGGGTTCGAGTCCCTTCCTCTATTTTCGTTCATTGACGTCTCCTTTATATTTTTCATTTTATTTCCGAGGCTTCGGCCTCACATGGCGGTGACAGGTAAGTGGTTTCTCTCCTATGTTTCCTTCGGTTCGATTCCGGGCATCGCCTTTTGAGTGTTTGTGTCCCAGAATGGGGTAGGCAGTAGGCTTAGCATTCATATATCACTCATTAACTTAAAAATGGTTGCAGAAGCGACCGAACCTCGCATGGTTGCGTAGCTAATTATATTCCGGATAAGTTATAAGCTAGGCGGTTTGATTCCGCTAGAGGTTGTAAAGACTACAAAAAAATAAATCAGAAAATTAATTTCTAATTAACACGCAAGGTAGTAGTCGCCTTGCAAGAAGGTCACACATCGTGTGGCTTTTTTGATTATTTGAAAGGTGGTGATGGAAAATTGAATGAAAGACAAAGACGATTCGCAGATGAGTACATCATCAGTAGAAACGCAACACAATCCGCTATTAAGGTGGGTTACTCAGAGAAAACGGCATATAGCATAGGGCAAAGATTGTTGAAAAATGTTGAGATTTCTGAATACATTAAAAAACGTACTGAAGAACTTTTTGACGAACGTTCGATGTCAATCGTAGAAGCCTTGGCAATCTCTGCTAGTATTGCTAGAGGGGAAACTCAACAAGGATATTCTAAAAAAACTGTAAAGACTGCTGAAGGCGTGGAGGTATTGGAAACGACTTATGAATTTACTCCGACAATTGAAGAAAGGCAACGCTCTCTGGACCACATATTCAAAGTGAATGGAGCATATTTAGAGAGAAAAGAAATCGAGATGTCTTCAGCTGTCCAGTTCGTTGATGATATAGGAGTTAGCGATGAAGCGTAGAATGAGTGAATTTATTCCTAAGGCTTTTTATTCTATGTGGCGTGCAGCATTCGACCCTAAAATCTTACATGTGGTGGAAAAGGGTGGGCGTGGTTCTGGTAAGTCAAGCGACCTCGGACACACTATCATTCAACTGATTATGCGCTATCCAGTCAATGCCGTATGTATTCGTAAGACGGATAATACCTTAGAACAATCGGTCTATGAGCAATTGAAATGGGCGATTAGTGAGCAAGGGGTCAGCCATTTATTTAAGATTAATAAGTCCCCTTTGAAGATAACCTATATCCCAAGAGGAAATTATATTATCTTCCGTGGTGCACAAGATCCAGAGCGTATTAAGTCCTTGAAAGACAGCCGTTTTCCATTCGCAATCGGCTGGATTGAAGAGCTTGCTGAGTTTAAAACTGAAGATGAAGTAAAGACAATCACCAACTCACTCCTACGTGGGGAACTGGCTGATGGTCTTTTTTATAAGTTCTTTTACTCTTACAATCCACCGAAAAGAAAACAATCTTGGGTGAATAAGAAATATGAAAGCGTCATACAGCCTCCTAATACCCACGTACACCATTCAACTTACTTGGATAACCCATATATATCCCAAGCCTTCATAGAAGAAGCAGAGGCTACGAGAGAGCGTTCTGAGAAGCGTTATCGTTGGGAGTATTTGGGCGAGGCTATCGGTTCGGGTGTAGCACCGTTTGAAAATCTGGTATTCCGTAAGATTACAGATGAGGAGATAGCAAGATTCGATAACATTCGGCAAGGCAACGACTTTGGTTACGCCAACGACCCTCTGGCTTTTGTAAGATGGCATTACGACAAGAAGAAACGAGTTATCTACGCTATCGATGAGATTTATGGCGTGAAGATTAGCAACCGTGAGTTGGCTGAAAGAATCCGTGAGAAAGGCTATCAATCTCAGATGATAACCTGTGATAGCGCAGAACCTAAGTCGATTGATGAGTTAAAATTGCAGCTGAATATTCCGCTTGTTCAAGGTGCTAAGAAAGGTCCTGATAGTCGTGAGTATGGAGAACGATGGTTAGATGATTTGGATGCCATTGTGATAGATCCAGAACGCACACCGAATATCGCAAGAGAGTTCGAAAGTGCCGACTATGCAGTTGACCGTGATGGAAATCCCAAACCCAAGCTAGAAGAAGTAAACGACCACACAATCGACGCTACAAGATATGCGTTTGAAGACGATATGAGACAGCCAGGAATATCATTCTGGTAGGAGAAGGAGAAATGTTGAGTAATTGGTTTAAATGGTTAATCAGGCGGTTGTTGATTAAGAATACAACCCAAAACGAAATACTAGAGATTGAGATAAGAGAACACCAGGATTCTGAGAAAGTAAGCATGATGAAAGAGGCTTACAACTACTATCGAAATCGCACGGATATTCGAAATAAGAAAGTAGATGTTGATTGGCGGACGAACTCAAGGATTGAATTAGGGTTGTTTAAGAAGCTGGTAGACCAGAAGGTCGGGTATTTGTTTTCTAAACAACCTACCATCTCGCTTGAGGGAGAAGAATCACAAGATTTTTTAGACAGCGTGTTTGACGAGGACCTTTTATCTACAATTAAGTCGCTTGGTAAGGAAGCAGTGATGAAAGGAATAGCTTACGGCTTGCCTTATTACGACGAGAATGGCCATCTACGCTTGTTTAAAATCCCAAGTGAACAGATTATCCCTTTTTGGAAAGACGAGCGTCATTTGGAATTATCTGCCTTTGTACGTGTCTATAATCAAGCGGTCTACGAAAGCGGTGTAAAGAAGACCAAAACCTTTGTAGAATACTACGATGAACAAGGAATTACAGATTATATCTGGACAGGTTCACGCCTCGAACTAAATCCACTGTCTAAGGAGACAAAGGGGAATTTTTACTATGTCAATGCAGACGGTACACGGATTCCTTATACTTGGGAGAAAGTCCCTCTGATTCCATTCCGCTACAACGAGTATGAGGACGGTCTTTTAGTCCAAACCAAGTCTCTGATTGATAATATTCAACTTCAAATGTCTACTAACGCAGATATGTTGGCAGATATGCCGAAACTGATTTATGTTTTGAAAAACTATCAGGGTGCAGATTTGGGCGAGTTCATGAATAATCTGAATAAGTTCCGCTCTATCAAGGTTTCTAGTGATGGTGGTGTAGATACCCTACAAGCAGACAATGATACTAGCGGAGTTGAAGCAGATATTGAACGCTCTCGTAAGTTCTTGTATGAGGCTGCACGAGCTATTGATACTCAAGATGATAATCTAGGTAATGCAAGTGGTCAAGCTCTTAAATGGCGCTATACAGACCTTGATTTGGACTGTAATGAGCTGGAAAATGAGTTCCAAAAAGGTATCAAGCAATTCCTTTGGTTTGTAGAACAGTATGCAGCTAACAAAGAAGTAGCGTTTGACTCATCTAAATTTACTTATGTATTTAACCGTGACATCATTTCAAATGAGTCTGAAGCTATTCAAGATTGTGTAAACTCAATCGGTATCTTAGACGATTTAAGCATTCGTGAACAACATCCATGGTATCAACCAGAGGTTGAGAAACGATTGAAAGAACAACAGGAACAAGGACAAGATCCATACTCTCAGACTAATTTCAAAAAGGTAGATGAAGATCATGACGACCGAGAACAAGAAAAAGATAGATGAGCATTGGACTGAGCGTGCTTTACAACAGGAACAAAACGCTCAGATAGTTGCTGATAGGTATATGGCCCAGATTGGTCAATCCTTAGCTGACTATAAACACCAGCTGGTTTCTGAGATTGAGAAGTTCTATGCCAGGTATGCAGTTGATAATAAAATGACTCATGCGGAGGCCAAGCAATATCTGACGGATAAAGAGCGTAGAGAGTTTAAGAATGTAACTCTTGAAAGATTCCGTGAGATGGCTTTAAATCCTGATACGCCGACCCCACTGTTGGACGCTTTGAGTTATCGCCATCGTATCAGTCGCAAGGAGGCTTTGCTTGCCGAAATTGAGCGTCTGACGGCTGAGCTATACGGAAAGCCAGAGGGCATACATGACAAGGTCACAGAAGCTCTGAGCGACGTCTACATCAAAGGTAAAATCCATCAAGCTAAGAACTTGGCTCATTTTGGAATCATAGAGAAACCAATATTAGGTGTAGATGCAGTTAGGCATAAGATGGCTAGTAACTGGAGTGGTAAGACCTTTTCTGAAAATGTGTGGGTGCATAAAGAAGTTGCTTATAAGGCAATCAGTGATGTCTTGAATAAAGGCCTAACAGGTGGCTGGTCTATTGATAGAATGGCTAGGGCTCTTTCTGAACGTACAGGAGTCGCCTACCATCGAGCAGATACGCTTGTCAGAACCGAGACGACCTTTTATAATAACCTCGCTACGCTAGATACTATCAAGGAATTAGGTGGCGACCACTACGAAATTGTAGCGGTCTTAGACAGTCGTACAAGTGAGATTTGCAGGTTAGAAAATCACGAGGTTCATTCTGTTAAGGAATATGAACCAGGTCGAACCGCACCTCCATTCCATGTCCGTTGCCGTTCTACTATCAGGCCTGCAGTTAAGTCTGATAAACCTAGTCCTTACTTCAATATCTTGCAAAACGACGGCTCAGTAAAGCTAGCCACTGAGCAACGTTCTTTGGACGAAATCTTTGCAGGATGGGAGCGTGAAGGGGAAGCGGTTAAAGAAAAACTGTTTGCGAAAGACGGAGAAAAGGTGTATAATCAGGGTATGAGTTCAATTGATTTAATGGCAAAACACCGGTCTTTCGTTGTTGGAGATGATATCCGACTGAATGCCAAAAAACTTAGCGGAACCGAGTTTGATTTTTGGGTTCAGGATCGTACTAAGAAAATTAGAGATGCTGTAGCAAATGTTCAAGAAGTTTTCCGTGAATTACCTGACTACTCAAAACCGACAGTTGTTTTCTTAAAAAAATCAGAATTACCTGGTTTAGCAGGATATGACTATAAACAAGATATTTTATTTGTGAGTGATGCACTTCATTCGGAAATAGAATTTGCTAAAGTTCTATCTGATAATTATTTTGCTGCTCAAAATATTACAGATACCATGGTTCATGAATTAACGCATAAAAAACATTGGGACTCTGCTAAAGCATTTTACAAAGCCAACAAAAAGCGGTATAATAGTGTCGAACAAGCAATGTCTGAATTGAACTCCCCATTAGTGTCATATGTCAAGGAACAATTGAAACATGACTATAATTATCTTTATAGTATTAGCGATAATGCAGCTATTGCGTTTTACAACGATAACATCAATGAGTTGGTTGCTGAAGTCGGGGTATTGGGAGATAAGGTTACAGACCCAAATCTGTTAAATAAAGTCAAGGAGGTATTATCATGGAAGTAATGGCTATGCCTAGCAAAGAAGTTTTGATTTTTACAAAACAAATCCGCCACTGGATTGTTGGCGATAAAACTATTTCAGGAAAGAAACAATTTATTTTCCGTGAGGACACTCCTCCTGAAATCTTAAAACTTTATCAAGATATAAAACCAAAACTTGAATTTGCTTATTAACAATCAAAAGCACCTAGAGAGATCTAAGTGCTTTTCTTATGCTTAGAAAGGAGCGAGAAATGAAATACCGTAAAAAACCAGTGGTCATTGAGGCCGTCCAACTCAACGAACGTTGCTTGATTGAAGAGGATTGGTTCTGGGACGCAGTGACCAGGAATAAGATTATTGTTCATGATAATGGCAAGTGGGCTAAGAATCCCGCATGGTGTGAGATCAAAACACTTGAGGGGGTTATGATCGCAAAAACAGGAGATTATATCATCAAGGGTGTACAAGGTGAATTTTATCCATGTAAACCTGAAATCTTTAAAGAAACATACGAAAAAGTAGAGGAGTAAGATATGTTCATCTGGGATTTAGTATCAATTTTATTAGGTTGGATTATATTTGTTGCGTTAATTTTGTTCGTAATAATTAAATTATTTGAAGTGATTTCAACAGTCATTTCAACTCTAAAAGTCGGAATTGAATACAGAAAGAAACTGAAACAATTGAAAAACAAATAACCTAACCGCATCGAAATCGAGGCGGTTTTCTTTTCGCCCTGGGCATGGCGTTAAAAGGCTTTTTTACTTTACCAAAATG